TTACGGTTGGGTTGACTCCATCCGAAGACTTGCCCCAGCTACTGTCAGCGATGTCTTCAGAATACGTCAAAAGCTGCTGGAACTGACCCTCAATCAAAATTCCTTTAGCAATTGATTGCCCATCAGTTGAGTATTCAAATCTGGGTTGCCCAGCGGTGGCCACCGATTTTAATGTGGGGGCATAGGCCCGATGTATTTGTGACCCAGCGGAAACATAGGCTGCCACGTTTGTTGCATCACCAAGCGTGGTTGACATTGCTCCGAAAATATAAATGCTACCAGTGCTGGATGTCGTCCCCTCACGCGGGGCAGACAAGCTGTCTTGGAACGAAATAAAAACGCTTGTGCTTGGTAAAATCAAATTGACTGCACATCTGAGATAACCGCCACCAGATGGAGTGATGCTTGCTGTCACGCCGCTCCCATTTGCCGAGTAAGCACCAGAACCGTTTAGGTCAAAGTTGACGAATTTAGTCGCGTCGGCGTTAACTGAGACTTGTATGTAGCGATGAGTGTCTTCTTTCGCAAAAAATGAAATCGTCTGTGCAGACGTGTTAGCTAATGTTGCGTTGGAAATCGCTTTAAAAAAAGTCCCAGCAGACCCAGTCAACTTGGCAGCGTTGCTGGACCCGTCTGGTCCAACTTGTGACAGAGTCCGAGTTATGAATATTCGGCCCCAATCGCTCAAGTCATTGCTGTTGGTGACCCTGTTTTCACTGCTTAGATGTTTCTCATTACTCCAGTAATGCACCGCCGATGGCGCAGCATAGGTGGGCGGAGTGTCGGGGCGAGTGAATGTAGCCCGTGGGTCGATTTTGCCACCGTTGGCAAAATCAGCCATAAAGACTGGCCTAGTGGCTGGAAAATTATCGCTGTATGCCATAGGTAGCCTCCCGTTTATTCAGTTGGGGTTTCGGTATCAACTGATTCTGGCTCAGTTGCTACGGCAGCAGCATCAGCGGCTTGCTTCGCTGCCCAGTCCGCTTTGACGGCATCAGTGAAAACCGCATTGCAGATGGCTTGCACGTTAGGCTCGGCCTGACTCCAGTCAGAGTCTGGGTGCATGACGCATCGCTCAAACGAGGCGGCTAGTTCTTGGCCGTCCTCAACGACACTGATTCGCTTGCGGCACTGAACGGCATATGGAGGAACAAATTCGATTTTGTCGCACTTAATAATTTTCTCAATCATAATAATTTGGGTTTAGGTCCGTCCCAGCTATCCGGCTGGGGTAAATTGGTTAGGCGGCTAGGAAGCTAAAGCTGAATCGCAACTGGTCGTTTGCCTCAAATGCTGGCAACGGTAAGTAGATGAACGCATCTCCCTGATTGCCGTTGTACACGGTTGTGTCAAACACACTAGTGGTGGCATCAAAAAAGCTGACTGCGCCACCCACCATATTGCTATAATCTACATTGTCGATGGACCGTATCGTGAACGGCAGTGACATTGTGGTTTGCCCAACTGGACTGCTAACACTGGAGATTTTTATTTGCCCCATAATTGTGACCATTCTCCCCACTTTGGTGTAGCTGAGTGTGTCCCACCCACTGTCTAAAGTTATTGAGCCGCTGGTGGTGGGTGTGAGAGTTGGAGTGAATGTCCCCTCCTCATAATCATTGAGCAGACCACCAGTGACAGTGCCTGACCCCGTGGTCGTAGACCCGAAATCTACGCCTAAGCCTGAGCCAGCGACTAGGTTGCCCGATGAGTTGATGGTCCAACGGGTTGTCGCGCCTGTCCGCAGCCTAACCTCGGAGCTGTAAAGCTGAATACCGCTTGTCTCCGTCCCGTTTGCATCAACTGATTTGATGAACCCGTTTGGTATTCCAGCTCGCTCTAAGAACAACGTGGGGTCATTTGAGTCTTCAATCGTCAACGAATCAGTCACGCTGTCGGTGACCTCAAGCTCAGCAACTGATACTGCCTCAGCCGATTGGTAGGCGAGCGAACCAAGCTGGCCGTTCAGCGGAACCTCGTTGGGCGCCGTTCCGACGTCCGGGATTTCTAGGTTTGCCTTGGCACCATCCAAGGTGCTGGCACCAGTTCCACCTTCACCAATCTGAGTAGTCCCTGGGGTGACCTTGACGTAGGCACTACCGTTATACACTGCACTGTCGCCTACTGCATAACTGATAGAAAGATGCGTGAAGGCCGTATTAACAATGTAGAAGTCGCCCTGAGTCGTGCTGGTCAGATCAGACCCGCTGTCAGCAGTGCCAACAAAGTTGATTCCGTTGGTGACACTGTCTGGGAGCTGGTCTGGGTTCAGCTTATTGTCGGAACCCAGGGTGGCTATTCCGTAGGTTGAAAGGTCGCCTGCAAAAGAGGTTGCGATGTCAGCCTTAACATTTCCCGTGGTGATCTTTTGGGTGCCGTTAGTGCTGCCATCTATAACGAAGTTTGAGTCAGCAGCGAGTGTCGTCGCTGTCTTGCTCAGATCTTTAATGCGTGTAGTTGCCATGTCTATTCTGGGTCAGGTGCGTCTTCCTGTAGGGTTAAGAAAAATTCTTCAATATCTGTTTGCAGGAACATGCCATCGTCATCGATGAGGAAAGTTCCCTCAACAACAGCATCGCCACTAGTTGTGGCAATCGATGGTAGCCCTAGGCCTAGGCCGATCATACATCGTAGGCAGTGATTTCACCTGAAACGACCGTGATGGACGTAGCTCGGCAGCATCTCCAATAAGATCCCGCCTGGAGGTTGACCCCCGTAAGGCTACCAAGGCCTGAGCTTGTGACGTTCAAAATGGTTCCAGAGTGTGCAAATACCCAGGAGAAGTTTCCGGTGATGGTTCCACCCCCTGATTGGTATTGTCCGGTGTCAGATCCCAAGCTTCCATCTTGGCCAACTCTGACTGTTCTGTATTTGTCGGTAGTATCGACTCCCGTTATTAATGCAGGCATTTATAGTTTAGGTGTTTGTCACCTAGAGTAAAAGAGCTAACTAATAACTCGCTACCTGTAGCCGGGTCGTTTGGCCCTGCTGGGTATGAAGCTTTAATAGCTCATGGTCTAATGCTCCTCGGGCGTCTGATTCTGCGACTCTCGCTCGATCCAACTCTCCATTGTGCCGCAAATAATCGGCATAGGTTCCGCGAATGAGGTAGTCGGTAAAAATGTCTGGGACAGACACTAGGTCCCAGTAAGTAGGTTGTGCAGTTGGGCTATTGTCAGACCCACTAGCAACAGATTGATTCGCGGTGTAGAAGTTTCCCGCGCTTGTGTCATACACCTGGTCTCCTGCCACGTATGAAGAACTCGAAGAATATCTTTCTCCTGTCCATGTGGGAGGAAGTTTTCTGAACAACACAAACACTGTTGTGTTTGACTCAGCTATCTGAACTCCGTTTTCGCTCAGATACCAAGTGAGGTCCTGATTATCTTGGTTTGATTTGGGCGATTTGTTCCAGACCGCGAAAACCTCTGACATCTCTGTCTGGCCATCTTGGTTGAGAGCAACATAGTTGCCTTCAACACCACCAGATTGCGTCACAGTTCTTTCCTCTGTTACGCAGACGTCTGGCCATTTAGCAGCCTGCCAAGCGAACTTAACTCTCCTGGATGCAAGATCTCTGAAGAGCCTCCATTCAATGGTCGCCAAAGTAGTGCTATCAATCCCCGACAGGTTGAGGACCTGGTTAAGCAGTTGGCTGTATTTGACAGGGCTATGAGCCATATCCTACCTGGGTCTTCCCAGTGCCACCCGACTTCACTTTTAGTTCAGGATTTTTCTCAGAGATGTATTTGCGGAAGGAAGGATCTTTCCAGATCTCTTTACCCTCCTTGCGGGTCCACTCATGGTAGACCTTGGAATCCACCTCCATGATTGGCCTGCCTATGCCGTCAACCGATTTGCGGTTTTGGTTTTGACGAGCAATCTCGCGCTGTCTGGCAGCAGCTTCACCATGGCTTTTGTGGTAGCCTTCGTAATGCTCTCTGGCCAGTTTGTCTCTGAGTTGTTCTGAGTAGTCGGACATGTTTTTTAAATTGGCCCCGGAAATGGGGGGAGCCACTCAGCTCCCCCCGCGTCCGAGGGTTGGTTTTTGCCCCAGTTACCCAGGGCAAATTCTATTAGAGGGCAGGGCTGAACTGACCCAGACCGATGGGGTTGCGAACCTGGAGGGCTGCGCGGCCTTCGATCAGGAAGCGTTCGCCGCCACCTTTGTCTTCAAAACGCTCGATGGTTGGTTGCTTATTGACGCGGAGATCAATCTTATCCATGTCGAGCAAGTATCCGCGACCAGCCTCCTGAGAGGAGCCAGCAGCGTTGTAGCCAATGAAGTTGTCGGCAATCACTTCAACAGAACCAAAGTCACCATCGAAGATGGTGGTGGTGTTGCTGATGCGGGTGCCGTCACCGTCGTAGTTCAAGTTGCGTTGGCTGTATCCAGCGGTTGCAATTGTGCGAGTGAAGTCCGTGAATGCGCGTCGCAGGGTTGCGTCGGCAAACAACTTGTAATCACCAGTCATACCAGTTGCAGACCATATGGTTTGCAGCATGGTCTGAATGTCCGACTCAGTAATGTCAGCAGTGGGGTCACCGTTGATCTGGCCAGCCGCAGGACGGAAGGCAGCAGGCACTTGGTGGCCACCGCTCTGAGCAGCGATGTTCGCAGTGTCACGAATCCAGATGCCCAAACCGCGAAGCAAGTAAGGGTTGGTTCCGTCATCGGCATCATGCTCTTGGTCAGAAAGCAGGGTTGCTTCCATATTGCGGACCAGCTCGACGCCAGCCTTAGCAGAAGCTTCTGCAATTTCATTTCCAGAACCGAGGCCAGCAACGTCAGACACTTCCTGAGCCAAACGCGAAACCTGATAGGCTTTGCGGAAGGTTTGGAGGTAGCTGGACAGCAGCGCACGACTAGCAGCGTGGTTGTCATAAGACGACACGTCTGTGCCATCAACCGTTCCACCGAGAGCAGGGGCCGCATACGAGTCGACAGGCCATGAGATAAATGTATTCTGCGGGGTGGTTCCTTTGTTGACGAGACTCATGAAAGGCGTGGCCTTTTCATCGACTCGCGTGATGAGGTCTAAAAGGTCTTCTCTTTTTGCGACCTGATTAATTTCAAACAGCATTGCCATGGTATAATCCTTTTGTTTTTAGATTTTAGCAGCAGCTCTAATCCAATCTTTCAGACCATCCCTAGAACCTGATTTGTAAATCCTGTCTCTGGCTGACTTCATCTTTTGCTCCGAATCGCTGACAGCAGGCTTGGTAGCCGCTGGTCTTCCTGGCTGTGGAGTTGGATCTGGGGTCCTAGTTTGTTTGGTTCCCTTTACGGCCTGCTCCTGTTCTACATAGAAGCCGACCAAGGCCCTTGCTAAATACAGGTCCACATCCTGGAGGTTTTTAATTCCAGGGTTGGCCTGTTTGACCTGATCCACCCACGCCCTTGCTGGGTTTTTCGGATCGCGCAACCAAGGGTATTTGGTTACAGCGTATTCAAAAGATCGTGCCTGCTGCTCGATTTGCTTTCGTCGTTTCGGAATGTCTGACTCGCGGCTAAATTCTGCGTTGAGTGCCAAGTCTTCCAGCCATGCCTCGACGTCTTCAGGCATGTTCTCCCCTACTCTCTGTTGAATTTCTTTTTCAACAGAATCAGGGTCACGCCTGTAGCGACTAAGGCTACGTTTTGCCCATCGTTCAGCAGCTAATGCGTCATCCTCAAGCCTCTCCAAATCATCGAAGGTGTCGGCCTGAGATACCATTTCAGAGATACTACTTTCCTCTTTGGGTTTCTGGGATTGCTTCAGCTCATATTGTTCCTGACGCATCTCATGGAGTTGTTCTTCCAACTCGCGTTTCTGAGCGGTCAGTTTATTTATGCGCTTCTGCCACCCGGTCTCCCTCTGAGGGTCTTCCGGCTCTTCCTGAACGCTCTCTTCGACCTGCTGCAATGCATCGTCTGGAGGTTCAGGAGCGGGTGTCTCTTCTGTGTTTGTAGGAACGTCTTCTTGAGGTGTTAATGATGCAGAAATAGCATCCCTCAATGCGTCCATGCCACCAAGTGGAGTCTCTTCCCCAGAGGCTTGGTTTTCCTCCGGCTTAATATCAGGATTGTCCATGCTGTTAACGGTCGCAAGCTACCGAGAAGTCAGGAGTTCAAGGCACCCCAGGGGCCTATAGTTAACCTCGGACAAGGTCAAAAAAACCGTCGCAAAGTTTATTTAGGTGTCAACCCCTATTTCATCGTTGTTACGGTTGGCCGATTCAAAGATCGACTTAAACTCTGAATGCAGGTCTTGGATTGCAGCCAATCTGCCAGCACAGAAATGCCTCTCTGAGTCATTAGCCTCGGGCAATGTAATCAGATTAACATCTGCTTGGGCCGCTTCATCCAAGATCCAGAAGATAGATTGTCGGACAGGGTGTTCTTCTGGCAGGGAGAAGGCCCTCAACAATTCCTCTGGGTATTCAAACACTTGTTCAGGCATTTGGATTTACCCCCAATCGTCCGATCTGCTTATTTTGTTGTTGCATCACACTCATGTTAAGGTTCTGGGAATACATCTTCAGCAGCTCTTGGAACTGTTGGTCAGCCTCAAGTTGCTGTTGGTATTTCGGATTGTTCTGAATGATTTGTTGCAAAAACTGCATCTTGATAGCAGCCGCTGGGTCATTCTCGACCAGCTTAGAAGGCGAGTTGCCAAGGGCCATGTATGCCACCTGAGAGTTCACCTCCTCAAACATTGCCTGACTGGCCTCTGCGTTCTGAATGACAAGCTCATCAGCCAACGACGGATCAATAACTTGAAGCTTTTTGCGGATCAACTTGGTGCGATCCACGATACCCATGGTGTCTTCAGGCAGCACAAACTGGCTAATCGCCTGAAGCTTTTTCTCAACGAACTCGTTGTCCAACTCGCGAACATCGAAATGCAGGTTGAAGTTGAAGTTATTGGGATCCCTGGGGATAGGCTTACCTGTGCCTGTAACTACAGCGAACCGCTCGTCATCATCGAATCTCTGGGTAAGATCCCACATACGGTTGACGACGGTAGACATGTGACGCAACCAGCGGTGAACGTAGGCCTGTTGGCGTAACTGAGTTTCTACAGGAGGCACAGCGGAATTTGGCCTTCCGAAGTATCGATCAGTCCTTACCT